ATTACTAATCTTCATTACTAATCTTCATTACTAATCTTCACTAGAAGTACGTATTTGAGATTTAATTGAGTTGAGAGGTCGCGAAGCGACCGTAAGAAAGGAGGGTTCCGAAGGGAACCTTGGTTCCCTTGAAGGGAGGGTTCCGAAGGCACTAATACGAAGTGCGTAGTAACCGTAGGTTCCCTTAGGCGTTTACGTGAGAGGTCGCGAAGCGACCGTAAGAAAGGAGGGTTCCGAAGGGAACCTTGGTTCCCTTGAAGGGAGGGTTTTGAAGGGAACCGTAGGTTCCCTTAGGCGGAGATACGTCTAAATGGAATGCCCGTGTCCACCAAATAAATGGAGTTCTCCGTCATAATAATATAATCAGTGCCGACCTTCAAGATCTGTTTAATGGGACTCGTATATTCTTCCTCACTACGCACCAGGATCTTCTCCTTCGTATCGTCGTCACGCTGTCCAATCAGAACAGTCTTCTCAATCGAATCCTTCCAGTAATCCATCATAATCGGGCGGTCCTCGTTAATTGCCAACTTCATGGCGTGTTCTACCGTCGCGGAACCGGGAAGACGGAATGTGGCAGCAGTAGCAGCAGCAGCAGCAGTTACATTGGGTGTGGTTCCTGCATTCGCAGTGGGTTGTTTTACCGGAGGAGGTACAAACTGGGCAGATGTAGTTGTCTTGCTCATTTTAATAGGTTTCAATATAAAGAATTTCAACCTTTTATACTTTAAATACCTTACGCACCAAAAACTAATAACAGAAAGGGGTTCCAAGATTATCCTCGACGGTTAATGTAAAGACGCTCATTATCCCTAAATATGAACTATGCGAATGAACCATCTGTTTTCCAAGAATCGGGGGAAGACGTTTCTGCTAAAACGCGCCAAGAACTCATCCGGCGATATTCGATGATTGTCTACGATTATTTAGCAATCATGAATTCGTCGGATACGATGAAAATAATGGATTCTGCTAAATATACCGTCCAACTCGGATTGAATGCCATCACCCATATTTACAAAATCGCCTTTTGTATGACAAAGAATGTGGCGACTTCTGCGGATCATTGTCATAAGGGAATCTACTGTTTCATTGAGTACATTGAGCAGACATTCAAACTCGGATACATCAATGGTCACGGAGGTAATGGAGGAGTAGGAGGTCCTCCCCAGTTCGATTTGATGGATGCGATTATGTTTATTTACGACAAAACGATCTCGGAATTACGAAATGAAAGTTCGGGCAATTTAGATGAACGGACCGGGTCTTCTGCGTTTACCAATATATTGTCGGTTTCGCAGTCACATCAGGCACATGGCGCGGATTTTGATCAATGTAAATCCGCGTTGGAACACTTTGGTAACGTAGCGTCGACATTGTTATGGTTTAGTCATCCGACCATGAGTTTGACGGACCAAATGGAAATCGTGGATGTACATTTGATGGATTTTTTGGGGTATTCGTTGAACAAGACCTTGAGTCGGTCTTCGACCTTAAATAAAGACTTGTTTTTGTTCTTGGAAACCGTGCAAGAAACGGTAGATGGAATGGAGAAGAAAGAGTATATGGATTTTCTGATGGCATTGAAAAAACAGATAAAAAAACAAGAGAAGAAAGAGGTCGATACCATGTCCGTTTTACCTGCCTGTTTGTATTTGAAAACGCTGAATGGAATGACGATGAAAGAGATTATGGAACAGGAGAAGTGGAAACGGGGGGCAGATGATTTGGCAAAATTGGTGTTTCATTTGAGTGGTTGATTTTTACGGGTTTTGTTATAACCCCCATCTCTACGTCTTCTAGTCCCTGTAGCTCGATTCATAGCAACAACTGCTGGGTGGTATTTAATAATCTCATTAACGAATGTTTCTAATATTTTAGAATTTTGTTTTGGGTCAATCTTACCCCACGCACCTTTATAAAAAAGAACACCGTCCCAAATTGGTAGACGCCCATCTTGATATGAATCTGTTCTCTTTGTACTATTAAAAATAATGTGAGGCAAGTTTTGCGAAAGGTTGAATAATATATTGTTTCCTACAAGTCCTAGAAATCCTTTCGTTTTTACGATTTCATCGCAATAACTAAATATTAAGGAATTTGTTAGTGTGCTTGCACCCAAAAAATATAAATCTCTCTGTTCTTTTATCGCAGTTTGAATTGCTTCCAATAATATTTTAAAATCGTCCGGTATTTGTTTTCCATTATTAAGTAGTTTTTTGATCGTTGACTTAATGCCATCAGTTATCTTGTTAACATTCGTATATACAGCACCCATTTGTGTGGAAAATGGGTTATGAAATCTGACAACATTCCATAGTTGGAGAAGGTCTTTCTGGTTTCTTTTGTCTGTGAATATTTTGTTTAGTTCGACTGATGGTGCCGGCGAGGGCACGACTACCGAGGGTGCCGATGAGGACACGCCTACCGAGGGCGCCGATGAGGATGCAACTGCTAATGCGACTGCCGATGAGACATTATTTGTATTACTACCACTGCGTGTAGTCGTATCGACCGTTCCTTTTAATAACTTAAGTGTTTCTATAGTCGCGCCTTTATTATCTTTATATGTATCCATGTATATTACAACTGGACTCCACTGCACTTTTGTTTCGTGCCAACCTATATCATCCGGTTTGCGGATCTTTGATAGTTCCTTGTATAGCGTGTCATATAGGTTTTTGTAGTCATCATTTGGGAATTCACCATTCGGATTTTTTCTTTTAATGTCTTCTAAAAGAATGGTAGCGTCATATGCGGTTGGTTTGGACATACCCATAATTCGTTTCATCATATGAGTAACATCTTTTTCAGTTCTGTCTTCTTGCTTTTCGTTTTTCACAATACTCGTATTCGGAGTCAGATTCGTATTCGAAATGGGATTACCAGGTTGTCCGTTACTCTGATTCGGATTCGTATTTGTATTCGAAATGGGATTACCAGGTTGTCCATTACTCTGATTCGCATTCGAATCGTCATTCTTGAAATCACTAAGTATACTTTCTGTTAAAAGAGTACTAATTATTTCTGCAATTTTATTCGAATCTGTATTCGGTCCAATTAAGTTTTCTTTTTTAATTATGGCATTGTTAGGTGTATTAACCGCGTTGACGGCATTCAAGTAAATTTCGTTTTCAACAATATCTATTGTTATTTGTATTTGACTTTGACTTTTTTGTGATGTAGTTGTACTTGGATTTGGACTTGGACTTGGACTTGGACTTGTACTTGTTCCATTGGGACTTGAACTTGTACTTGTACTTGGACTTGACGAATCCCTTCCTGGGTTGGTTCCAGGGGCAATTGCAGTACTGATTGCGACAGCATCGGGATTTGTCAAATTATGGGATACTGTAGGTGGTGCATTGGCGGGGAGTACACTACTAGAATCGGTTGTGGCATTACTGGAAGGTTGCGAACTAGGGGATCTATCTCCTTCAAATTCATTATCAGATTCGTGTGACATTATCAAATCAGAATCTGTGTTTTCTACTGCACTGATTGCGGTGGCAGAATTTGCCGAAACATTGGGTGATAATATGGAGGCACCATTACTGGGCGATGATGGGGGGTTGGCGGTCTCAATAAATCTAAGAGTTTGTATGTTCATGGGGCGTTGGTTAGGCGAACCATTGATATCTCCTAATCTACTCATGGGGGAGGGGGGTGTACCTGACATAAAAATATTAAATTTAATAAAGAACTATACAATAAAAACACTTTTTTATATAATTTCTACAACGGAACTTATATAACTCATTATGTGAATGTCGACAACCATATTCTTCATGCCATAGAGGAAGAATACAAATAAGACCTGGATGTCGTTATGCCATGGAAGACGCCGAATAATAATACATCTGCATATGCACCGTCTTCTTCCGCTGCTTCTTCTTCTTCAGTTTCGTCGCCACCGATTCATTCGGCAAACAAATCGCCCCATATTCCACCACCAGAGTCCGTTTAATAAACTCAAATACATGCAGCAAAACTACTTTCGAACAATTGCCGACAACCAGACAATTCCCCGTCGAGAATATCATGAATGACACACAAGTATATTTCTTATTCAATTCAAGTTGACTCAGTTTAATCCCATTATCCTCTAAACATATCCGTCCCTGGTCCGGATGGTCTTTCGCCAAATCATTCCGATAATAGTATTTGCACCGAATTCCCGGATAATGACACGAATCATACGAAGTCTCAATGCCATACTTGTCACTCCTTAAAATCGCGTAAAATGCTTTCTGGTCAATACAGAACCCGCAATGAAATCCCGAGTTAATCAACACATCCTCATCCCCTTCATCGCCAGTACCTTTGATATATTCGAGAGGAACGCCTTTCGTGTCCAAATACGGTTCCAAATATTCAATCACTTTCTCCCGAACGAGTCGCAGCATATTATCATCGGGCACACCCGGTATTTCCAGTTTCCCCGTATTGAACACTTTCACATGAACCTCTCTAAACTCTTTCTTGTATTTGAACCGAATGATGAGCGCGAAACAGTTCATGAATGCTTTCTTTTGTTTCCCCCGGCAATTCATGATATCCTTCTTCGAAATACCTATCGTAATCTTCCGGTCGTCCTTGAACTTTAGGCGTTTCGTCGACGTCGTCTGCAATCCATTCGCATCCAGCGCCATCGTCTGTTTCGTGCTCGCACTCTTAATTATCATTTCCGTGTAATAATGCCCGCAGTTCTGCAACAATTCCTGCGATGCGTCCAACTCCTCTTGACTCAGCGACGTTATTTTTGTCTGTTTCTTGATAACCCCTTCCATCGGTCGCCAGTAATCAATGACTGGAACGCTCCAGAACGTTTTCACCGTATCTACCGGGCAATTCAAATACAATACCTTCGTTTTCGTGGAAATATGGAGTTCACTGCATTCCGGTGCCTCTTTCAGTTCCATGCTCGAATTTACCCTCTCAATATCATCCATCAAAACAGGACAGGCGTCCGAAGACATACTATCGAGAAGACAATCCGGTTCGTCATTCTTGTCGCCAGAAGAATACTTTAGCATAAAATTTGCCCATTCATCGTCTACATTTTGTTTGGTCTTAACTTGAGATTCTATCAGTTTGGTCGCAGAATTCATTTATATGTTTGAAATTGTATTAAAGGTCTTTAAGTGTGTTCTAATATATTTAGTGCGAATTCCTTTAAGTCGTTTTCAATTTTCTTATAAAGTGTTATCGGCAGAGTGTATTTATTTTTGATATATTTCAAGAAAAAATACCGCATATATATATCTGATAATGCTAAGAAAACGTAGTAATAGCAAAACGAATATAGGTGAAATCAAGATAAATGCGTCGGGTTCAAATGAAATAAAACATAAAAAATCCGCACCAAAAGTAATAAAAGATTCCGTCGAGACAAAAAAACCAGATACTTTCGCGACACGCAGTGTTTCGATGGTGAGAAATTCGTCCGCACTGTTCGACCCAGATAATGCATCTCCCGCAAGCGATTTTATGAGTCTACTAAAACTCCGAATGAGTATTTACTATGAACCGGAGATGAATATTATGTCATAAAAAGAGGCATTCGCGAAAAATCAAATACGAATGTTCGTGACAAAATACGAGACCAAATCGTCGCAAGGCATATCATCCGATGAGTGCGCCACATTTTCAAACGTATCAATCAATTCCGGGCAAATAAAGTGTGTGTATTTACGCAATATATGATTCATATATCCCAGAAGTATATGTTTTTTATCAATATTATGCAGTAGACTTATTCTCGATATATATTCTCTCGCTTTATCGTGGTCGTTTACTGTGAGAAATTTCGTTAATTCCGACCATTCGTGAGAGGATACCGGTCGAACTACCTTCAGTTTATTGTCTTTACTTGACGCATGACCAAAAGAATGACCAAAAGAATGACCAAAGTAAGTCGACTGCATAAAATTAATCATACTTCGAATATCCGACTGGTGATTTGCCATTAAGAGGTCGATATCTTCCGTATCAATCGATATATTTTCGGCGTCCGCAATTCGTCGGATAAATTGCCTGATTTCGACAGGAGGTAACTGGTTAAACCGGACGCATATAAATTCGCGCTGTAAGGATTCGTCGATTTTGCTGATATAGTTGCAAATCAAACAGAACCGGACATTATGTTGAGAGGTGTGTAAAAGCGTTTTCAGTGCCTGTTGTGCGTTTTTCGTCATATAATCGACTTCATCCAGAATAACAAACTTGCAACCGGTTTCAAATATATGACATGACCGGACAAATTGGTGTATCTGCGTTCTTATAATGTCGACTCCGCGCTCATCCGACGCATTCAAATGAATGACCGTTTCTTTATTGACGCGCGTATATTTTGCTTGGTACTCATGTATCAAATTAATAATCGTCGTCGTCTTTCCGGTTCCTGGTGGACCGTAGAATAGCAAATTCGGAAAGACTCCTTTATGGATAATATTCTGGAAAAATTCGCGATTGAGAGGATCGAGTACAATACCATCAAAATGCGTTGGGCGATATTTCTCGACCCACGGCATAGATTGTTCGGTAAGTGTCGTCATTATGTATTCTATAGGTCTTCACATACTGCCCAATTTATCTGATTTTACCTAAAAGATAATTAAAATATACATAAATAATCAATTACAATTGGTGTATACTATTATGCCAATTTCAAAAAGTGTTAAAAATGAAACAGATACAGAAACAGTTACCGCAAAAAAGAAGCGAACTACTGCGAACACAAAGTCGAAAGAACCAACTGCCGAATTGGCAAATCCTACCCCAGTAAAAGGTGGCAGAAAAACAAAAGGCAGCAAAATTATTACAAAACAACAAATCGCGGGAAATTTAACAACTCCTCCTATCGCAAATGTCATATTAAATCTGAAATGTTCTATGATTGATTTAAAAGAATACAATTGCAAATTGAGCAAAATGATAAGCAATCCTCTCGAGTACAATTCGTCTGTGCCTCCTGAGGTTAAATACTACGACGGGGAGAAGAATTTTGGCGAGTTTATCCGAAACGATCAATCGGATGCGTCAAAAACGGAGACAAAAATAGATATCGATGAATACGCGAAACCGAGTAAATCGTATGCGTCTTTCCTCTCATTTTCGGCAGAAGAGACGAACCAAGAAGAGGACATTTCTCATAATCCAGAAACTGTCGACGAATATAACCAAAATGAACCCCACGTATACACAAATGTGAAAATCGCTAAAAACGAACTAGATATTGTGCCAGAAGAACCCGACGACGTCAATATAAAAGACATGTCTTCAAAATTAAAACAATTGAAAATCCAATTATATAAGAACACTCTTCATTCTGAGAAGAAATCCGCGTGTTTTTGGTGTACTTACGATTTCGACAATGCGCCGTGTTATATCCCAAAGTACGAGATGGATGGTACGATTTATGGATACGGATCTTTTTGCAGACCGGAGTGTGCTGTCGCCTACCTAATGAAAGAGACCATCGACGATTCCACCAAATTCGATCGCTACCATCTTCTCAACCAGATTTACAGCAAAGTATATGAATGCAAGAAGAATATCAAACCTGCCCCCGACCCACATTATTTGCTCGATAAGTTTTATGGTAATTTGACGATACAGGAGTATCGGCGTCTATTAAAAACCGAGCATTTATTGCTGGTCATCGACAAACCTCTCACACGTATTTTGCCGGAATTGCACGAGGATACCGACGATGCATTTACCAAGATATATGGGATCAAAGCAACGAGCGGGAATTCGTCGGGGGTTTATAAAGTGAAACGACAGAGTGAGCAACCACAGGGACCGAGTAAAGCAAGCATTATTAAGAGTACGTTTGGTATTACAAATTAGTTCAACAACAGTGGGTTTCCTGTTGTACCTGTGTTCAACAACAGTGGGTTTCCTGTTGTACCTGTGTTCAACAACAGTGGGGTTCCTGTTGTACCTGTGTTCAACAACAGTGGGTTTCCTGTTGTACCTGTGTTAGGACCCCCGAACACATTTTCAAGTATATTAGTATATTTGAAAATGAATACCATCACCGTTAGATATTGGGGCGGAATGGGGAATGTGTTATTTCAGATTTCTGCCGCAATTGCCTATTCGAATAAAACAAACCGTCCATATATCCTCTCAAAATATCCTGCCTTTCCGAATTTAGAAAACTACGCTGCTTCTTCTATTGGTCTCACCGAAAACGAGTATTTAGAGTCACTCACCGAATTCAAGGAGGAGGATATCGCGAATGGCACACCGTTTCCAGAAAACCGTAACATCAAACTCATCGGGTTTTTCCAGGACTACAAATTATTCGACGAATACAAAGAACAGATCTTCCATATAATCGGTATTCAATTGATTCGCCAATCGGTTCGACCTATTATCGAGTTACCTGCATTCGCGTCGAGAGGATTGTTCCTATCAAACTCGGACAGCGAAATCACAGTAAGTCTCCATATACGCCGAGGGGATTATGAAGAGTTGGCGTGCTATTTTCTTCTTATCAATGAATATTACTACAAACTCGCGTTGTTACATATTGCAAACCGTTTGTTAGAGAATAACCATACAAAAATCAAAGTCCTCTGTTTCTATGAAAAGAAGACATCCGCATCTTGTCGAAAGGTTATTGACGCACTTGTGTCAGACCAAGATCTAGCAAAATATCCGTTAGAATATCACCATTTTAACGACGTATTGAATGAAATGTCTACCAACGTCACAGATATCGAAGAAATGGCAATCATGAGTCAATGCAAACACCATATTCTTGCAAACAGTACATTCAGTTGGTGGTCTGCCTATATCAATCCGGACCCCTATAAAATCGTTTGCTACCCCAACGAATATTTCAACCACCAATTATACTATTTAGCGAATGATGGTCTTAAAGTGAAAGAATGGACGTCGATTGAAGCGTGGAACCCTTGGGAATGGAGATGTGAATGTCGATAGACAAACTGGAATGTCGATAGACAAACCGGAATGTCGATAGACAAACTGGAATGTCGATAGACAAACTGGAATGTCGATAGACAAACTGGAATGTCGATAGACAAACTGGAATGTCGATAGACAAACTGGAATGTCGATAGACAAACTGGA